AGAGGACGAGCGCGAGGTGCTAAAGAAGTACGGAGTTCTCAAGAGTGTCGAAGAGGCACGCCAGTCGGCAACAAAGGTGACGGCGCACTGGTGTAAAACAAAGGAATTCTCGTGGACGCTTGAAACTACTGCTCCCGCCGCGCCTTTCGACATCATGGAAGATGGCGACGGATACTGCCGCGGACTGATTCTGGATTTGAAGGAACTGAATTAGCCACGAGCAAACGGACGGTAGGTAGGTTACCTATCCCACAGCCCTCAGTTCGGAGCCGTGAAGCGTAGATAAAGAGAGCCAGGAAGGAGCCGTAGATGAGCCACAGTAGAGTCGTGGTACGAATTCATTTGGGAGGGCGGCACGTTTGTCCGGGCAGACAAGATCAACCAACCGGAGAAATATAAACATTACACACTGGATGGCGCTTCCGAAGCCTCCGGTGGGTGAGGTAGCCACTTCCAAGGAGGAAGCCGATCAGCGAACTCAGACAGATGCAAGCGCCACGTCAACGCGATAACTGTACGCCATGGGCGTGTTGGCGGTAAGTTTCTCGGCCTCGGCTTCCGATTTCAGTTTAATGTACTCATTGCGCCAGGAGGGATTCCGTCCTTCCCAGACTTTCAGGAAGACAAACGGCGGCGCCTTTCTCTCCGACTTCCAAAACTTCAAGACGGCGCGTTCCGCCATCAACGCTTCGACTTTCTCGGGATTCAGCGAGGAGAATTCCTCGGCGGTCTTGATGCCGAGTACTTTTGAAGCGAGCGAGAGCCTGGCGGCTTTCGTTTTGCGTTCACACAGTGACTGAAGTTTTTTCGCTTCGGCTAACTGTGTTTCCAGTTCGGCCAATTCGACAAGTTCAACTTCGGTGACGATCTGGGTTTCTAACGCCGTTTTTGGCATGGTGCATGCACTCCTTTTGGTGCTACGCTTCCAAAAAGCATCAACAGCGCGCCAGTAAAGACCACTCCAGGAGCCGCTAGCGTCCAGTTAGCGGCTCTTCCTTCCTCTACCCGAGCCATCCCCCAACGGCCCGAACAGATCGAATCTCTGGCGATTCTCCGCGACCTCCTTTCCTCTCTGGGATTTAGAACGTTACAGTTTAGCGGCAAATGCCTTAATTGAGGCGGCGGCGGCTTGAGCTTTCGCGAGCAATGCTTTGTCGAAGGTAACCGATAAACCGTTCGCCAGTGCCGCCGGGCCCGCCGCTTCTATGGTATCGAGGATGACTTCGAGCGCCTCGAACCCAAGTTGTTCAACGGCCACCGCTCCCGGAAAGGCCAACTCGGTCAATGCCTCGAGTTCCGGAGCGTCTTTGTCGATATCGGTTGCGATCGCCGGCGCCTTCTCGGCAGCCGTCAGAATGGCAGACTTGAAAGCCTTTGCAACGGCGACGAACTTCGTCGTCAACCCCTTAAATGTGAATGTAGTGGTCATGGTTTCTTCTCCTTGGATTCGGTCATAAAACGGCTCAGATTGTCGGGGTTCAGCAGATCCTGTGGAACCGTCAGCGTCAGGAAGCCCGTTTTTTCTTGATTGTGCAGTGAGAGATACATCACCGTTGCAGCGTCTTTAAGGGCCTGTCCTTCTCCCGTCCAAATCGCCCACGTTGCCGCACCGCTGCGCCACATGGCACTGATCGTTGCCGAGAGCGAAGCGGACACGAGCGCGTTGGCGATTTCGCGTTCCAATCCGGCGTTTTTCGCGCCTTCGAACATAGAAATCGGATCCGGGATATTGAACAGGCCCACGGTTTTTACCTCCTACTGTATTTTCTTGGAATCGGACGCCTTAATGAGTCCGATGCCGGTGGGAATGCCAGCGGTGAGCGCGGTCGCGGCGACCATTGGTTGGCCCTTCAGAAATGCGATACCGGCAGTGCAGCACGATCCGACGATCGTGAGAATGCCGGCGAGAGTTGTTTTCCAGTCACGCATTATCTTGTTTGCTCCGAATGAAAAATTCCTAACCATCAGCCACTGGAGAGAATTCACGGGAGAGTTCGTCTATTGCCAGATACCGGTTTCGATCTGAATCGCCAGGCGCCCGGCGCGCGCGGGATCTTGTTCGTTCCATAGACTGTCGAGCATCGCTGTTTTTGCGCCGGAATAATCGCCCGCCTGTAGGCGAGTTAAAAACGTGCTGAAATTGGCGAGACCATGAACGCCCATCTGGTAGCTCATGTTGATCAGAACGCCAAGCCGGACGGCATCGAGTTGCTCTGTCCATGGCCACTGCTGACGGATGGCGGCGACGCGAGCAGCGACGCGATTGCGAAGCAGATAAAGTTGTTCGTCGTCGGTCAGCCCGCAACCGAGTCGCCCATCGATGCATGTGCCGACGCCGACCGTCCAGTACCCTAGTTTGTCCTGATATGCGCTAGGCTTTTTGCCTTCGTCGGCAATTAGTTGTTCTTCGACGTTAGTCACATTGCGACCCATGACTTGCTTCCTTTCAGGTGCAGATGCAGATGTTCGGCTGAAAAATCGCGCTAACTGAAAAGACAATTGAGGTCTCCACGGCGATCTGCGTAACTCGGATAAACCCGTCAGTGGGAGCGACCGAAGTTTCGGCGGGAAGCTGTGTGACGCGGATCGCCCCATCGCTCGGGTCGATTGATGTTTCCGCGGGGATCTGCGTTACCCGAATCTTGCCGTCGCCGCTGGAGACCGAACTCTCTGCGGGAACTTGGGTTACGCGAACCGACATTTAACTGATTTCCTTCATGCCGAACTCTGCCGCGTTGCGGCCAGAGACAGTCCAGGCGGCGGAAGTATTAGGGTCGGTCTGAAAGATGCTCTGATGATTCTTGAATGAGGCTCCAGGGCTGATCGAGGCACCGAGCGCGGTTGCCGAGGACGACTTGACGAAGTGCTCCATCGTTCGCGGCGTGGCGTCGTCAATGCGATCGATCGTGTTTACCGCCACAGCGAGAATCGATCCGGCGGACTCGCTCAAATTGGCAAAGGCATAACTGTCGATTTGATTTGGGGTTGCGCTAGAGACGTAAGTCGTGTCGCCATCATTGTTCGCTTCGTTGACCTTGGCGAAGTTGCTCCCGCCGCCGCTCGGCGTCCATGCGGCATTAGACCCGGCTCCATTCGGGAGTTTTGTGTCGATAATGTGCTCGCCAATGAAATCGGAGGACGTTCCGGTCCAGAAGTGAAAATTATCGTGCCACGACGAGTTGCCGGCAGGGCGCAAATTCGTAACGTTGAAGTATAGATTTGCGGTTGCCGCAGTGTTTTGCGAAGTCAGATTCAGCAGCACGGTTCCAGGGCTTAAGCCCATGCCGCTGCACTGAACAATAACGATGCCCGCAGAACCATCGATTACGACGTAGACTTCAAACCAGTAAAGTTGTCCGACGACAAGCCGCGTCGTCGAATGCGATCCCAGCAGCGTGCCGTTTCTTGTCGCATAGATCTGACCCAGAGAGTCGATTCTGATATCGACCTGCGTGGTGGCAGTTTCCACAAATAGACAGATAGGGGAATCGTTGGTGGGGCCGACAGGGTAAAAATAATGAAAGCCGTGGAAGCCATTTACAAAGTTGGACGGCCACGTCTTTCCAATCACTCCGCCGCCAGATCCTCCACCGAAGAACCCTTCTCCCTTTCCATAGGCACCGGTAACCAAACTGGCCGTTCCCTGAATCTGATCCCACTTTTCCGTGGCGTTGCCGACGGTCAGATAATCGAAGCCATCCATGAAAACTAAGCTGACTGACATCTATGTCCTCGTCCCTGGCATCGTGATGTAAATTCCTAAGATCGTCGCATCCGCCGTGCCGCCGACGAACTCGACCGTGTCGCCCGGCGAAAGCGTGACCGTGCTGGAAAATGTGAACGATGCCGCAGCGGTTGCGGCGGTGAACGTAATCGTGCCAATCGCCGTCGTAGTGCCACTCACGATCTTGTTGATCGTGATGGTGTAAGTGCCAGTGGAAGTCGTGCGGCATTTCGCAACGGCGCCGGATAAGCCAGCCGCGAACGAAACGTTTGTAAGCCCAGAACCGATGACATGACGAAGCAGGCTTTCGCTTGTTCCGGGAGGCGTTGTTCTCCCGCCTCCCATATCAAAGGTGACGAAATAGGGAGCGCTGGACGTGCTCGCCGGAAACTGAAAGGGCGTCCTGTCGTCCTGAATTGCAGTGATGGCCCCGCTGAGTGTCGTTACGGTAGCGATCGGAATGCCGGTCGTCGGGTAACCGGTCGTATTTGAGGCCGGTGCGTTGCTCGCCGTCGTGTCTAGGAAAACATAGTTCGTGGCATTGTTCGCCATCGTCAGCGTGCCGCCGCCGTAGGCAAATCGCGCGTTCCCGGTGAATGAAGTTCCGGCGCTCAGATCGAGGACGAGGCTCGACGCTTGCGCCGTCGGCCAGAATCCTGGCGCAACGCCGTTGCACCATTGCGCATTGACCAGATAAATCTCTTCGGGGACGAGCATGGCTTATTGCGGAACGTCGTGCGTCTGGGGCTGCGCGGTAACGGCGACTGCCGAACCTTCGAGAAGGATTGGCTTCTTTCCGATCGTCACCGTGGCGCCTAACGTGTTCGAGCCGCCCACGATATCGCGATAACTGAGATAGGTTCCGGCAGGTGGCGTATACGTGCTGCTTCCGCTGGTGTCCCAGACGGCGCGCGCCGTATATCCGACTGGAGAGGTCCGCGTGAAATCGCAGTGCCAGACCGTCCCCGAGCTCGCGCAGGCGACCGACATCGTCGCGCCGACCATCCAGTTATAGACCTGCTGGTAGGCCGTCCCGGTCGACGTGAGGCATCCTAGGACGTTGGAGCACCCGTGGGAGCCATTTGCATACCAGAGCGTCCCCCAGCCCGTGTTGTCGTACTGATACCAGTAAGACCGCGAGAACCCGCCGGCCCAGCCGAGCAGGAAATAGCGCACGACAAAGCCGTCAAAGTCTGCGGTCGATAGATTGGTCCCATCCTCGCCCCAGCCCCCTTCCGTGCTCCAGAGTGGCTGAGAACCGCCGGCCCCCGTGACCTGGCCATTCGCCGTCGTGAAGTAACCGGGCAACAGTTCCGGCGAGGAACAACAGGTCGTCGAACTCGCCCATGGGTAGGTGTGGACGGCGGCGATCGTTGCGGCTCCCAGTGCGCCCGAGGTTCCGACATAAGTCCCCCATGCCGTTACATTCGAACTTGTCCCCATCGAGCCGTTGCTCGGCGTGAGGATCTGAGCGCTCGACATGACGCCGACCGCGGCGACACCCATATGCCCTGCTGTGCAGGTTTCGCCCGTCGCCGTGATCGTCCCGGTTCCGAGAAGGATGCACTTCGCGTCCTGAGCCATCCGCGCGAGTTGGGCATCGGTTCCCTTCCACGAGCCGGACGTCCGGGTGAATTCGTTCCAGATTTCAAAGTAGGAGACAGGCGCGTAAGTCCCGCCGCTGAGACCGGAAAGATGATTTCCGAGGGCGTAGATGAAGCTGCGCCAGGTCTGATTGCTTCCCGTGACACCGCCATCACAATCGTTGAGCGTGTTGACGTTCGTGCACGAGGTCGCGATATCGGCCGGAACGCCGCAGGAGCCATTGGCCGTGCTGGCATAATCGCAGGCGCTATCCGAGGCATCGCTAGAAATGAAATGTGGCGTGGCGCTCAGCGTGAGCAGAATATCGCTAACGCCGATGGTTTTATCGTGCGCCAGCAGCGCGTCCAGAGTCGTGAAACTGTAGGTCGATGCCGCCGTGTTCATTTGCTGCCAGCGCGTATTCGTATCCCACAATCGATGGGATCCGACGCTGACAGCCGGAGTCGTCGTCTCCTGATAGTGCATCCCAAAGTAAGTGCTGGGGATTTGCGCAAACGCCGTTCCGAGCAGAAATAACAAGGCAAAAAAACGGCACGTTCTCACAGCACGACTCCCAGAATTCCGGTGATGCCGTCTGCCGAGGCGTTCAGATATACGTTTGTGCCGTCCCAGGGCGGATTTGGCGACGCCTGAAAACGGATCAATCCATTGTTCATCGGCCCGATTGTAACCAGGGCCGGCGTCGTTCCCAGCCCATGAGCAAGCGTGAAATCGCCTCGGGTAGTAGGCGGAATATCAACAATGGAAACGCTGACGCCGCTCCCCAAGGTTGACGTGGTCACATCGCTCGGCGGGCTGGTTGTTGTGCCGATGACCGTGGCGATCGCGCCCATTCCGCGCCTGCCGACGACGATGATGGTGGCCTGTCCGTTGTCGTGATCGTCCGAGTAATGCGAGCCCAATCGCCAGCAGTTCAGGAATATCTCTCCGGTCGTGTAGTTGATCGACCCATAGAAGACGGGCAGGCGGGCGTTCGGCGTCCAGTTTGACGTGCTTGACCAACACCAGATGTATTGCAGTTCGCTCCGCGAATAAACGTGCCCATCGATGGGACTTGTCGGCACGGGGATCGTGTCGAGATTGTTGTAAACGGTAGGCCCGAAAAACTCTGGCGTGAGCAGCGCTTCCCGAATATTGGCGTCGAGTTGCTGGACGTCCGCGGCGCGCAGCGTCTTGCCCGAAGCAAAGTTCGTCAGGGCGAATTCGGCGAGGCTGGTCGAGGTCGCGAGCGAGCCCGGCGTTCCACTGCGACGGCAGAAGGCAAAGACGGCCACGCGGCCGTAATTCGTGGGAAAGGTGACATTGCCATCGTTGTCATTGGTCGTGACCGAAACGCTGATGCCACCCGTGGGCGAGATCGAAGAATAGAACGGGCCCAACTGGCCGAACTGCTCCGGCGGCTGCACGACCATCGTCTGCGTGCCGTCCGTCGTCCAGCGCCAGCAGGCGATGAAGCTTGCTTCGGCATAACTGTAGGCGTAACCGTCGAGAGGGCTGATTAGCGTGCCCAGTCCGACCGTTTGCCCGTTGTAGAACTCGCCGCAGTAGAAGACTTCGCTGGCGATGGCTGCGAATTTCGCGTTGTCGTTGAGATGTTGCGCCAGATTTTGCGTGAACGGCTCGTCCACCGCCATGTCGCCGGAACTGACCGAGTTCCAGGTCGGCGTTGCGGCAAGAATGATCGTGCGGCGCTGTCGCTGACAGATGGTGTAGACGCGAATCTGCCCGTCATTGGTCTGCGTCCGCGATCCGCCCGAACCGTTGTTTCGGTACCATTCCAGTGAGAACACATTGCCGGTCGCCTGGTCCACATTCCACTCGCAGAAGAAAAGACTGCCTGAGCCAGACTGGATCCAGCCGGTCTGCTGATTGGTCGAGATGTCCGGATTCCACAGGAAAGTACACTCGTCGATCGAGTACTGATACCCGTCGATCGGCGAGAGCGGCAACGGGACCGTGTCGCCGTTGACATACATCCCTTGAAATATTTCGAGACGCGCGTAGGCGAACTCGGAGTTTTCGGCGACCGTCTGCACCATGTCGCCAAAGGCAGGGTCATCCGCGTCGAACAGAGTGTCCGAGAGATCGGAGAAGCCGTGAATTTCTGTGAAGGTGATGGACACGAGCGTTTTAGTCTAGTTTCGGGGCGGGGCTTCCATCCGACTGTTGATCACTGGTATTGCAGAGAAACATGTAGGTCGCCTTTTCGTCCGACGTGGCCGAAGTCCAGACTGGCACGCTGTTCTCGGCGATCAACGCCGTGCCTGCGGTCGCGAGATAACTTGCATCGAGCAGCCGTACTTTCACCAGCCCGTCGTTGAAATCCCAGGTGCGATCGAAGACTTCAAAGAGTTTGCCGGAAATGCCCATGACGCCCGCGATACGATCCGGCACGTGCGCCGAGCTCATATCCACGATGTCGCCGGGTTCGAGCAGGCAGGCCGACCAGAGCAGATCGATCTCGGTGAACATCGGGTTTTTGGACCCGTAGCGCCGAAAAATCATGCTGGAGATACGCTCTGCCAGAAAGACGCCTTGCAGTCCGGATCGCATGCCGGCCGCTTCGATGATCTGCGTCCCATATTGGCCGTAGAGCGCCACGCTCGGCGCGTATTCGTCCGTGGTCTCCACGGCATAATCGCTCGATCCGCCCGTCGTGTTGTCCATGCGAAAGGTGACGGTGTTGATCAGGTCCGCCTGTTCCGCGAGCGGCAACACAATCATGTTGTCTTCATTGATTGAGTACACTGACGCCGGAAGCGAGAACGGCTGCACGGCATTCCAGCCGGGCTCGCTCGAAACCAGTGGATCCGTTTGCGGCTCGATGCCGTTGGCATCACGAAAGACGGCTCCCAGATGCAGCGATACCAACCCGCTGATGTACTGGATGCGATACAGGTTTCCAGCCGTGACTGCCACGACGACGGGCGCCGCCGCCGAAGTGTCGATGAACGGATAAGCGGAGTTGATGCCGCCGGTAAAGGTCCAGGGCGCAACGTCGGCATTGACTGTAACGTTGCTGCCATTGACCGCGATGACCCACGAACCGGAATTGTCGGTCCAGAAATGATCGTTTACGCCAAGTTGCAACTGCGTGGCGCCAGCCGGAGCTTTGAGCGTGACATCCAAGCCGGGAGCGAAGGGCGCCCGCACAAGTTGCCCGGTTGAGTCCGTCCAGGCTCCGATCAAACAACCGGAGAACACGGCAGGGCGAACCTGTTTATAGAAGAAATTAACGTCGATCTGCCCTTTATTGTTCGTCCACAGATACCCGCCCAGGGGTTTCAGTAGCTGTGCCTCGATGAAATCTTTGGCCGCAGGTGGCGAATCGATCTCGAATTTGAACTGGATGCCGGCAAAGATCCCATCGCGATAGCCGTTAATCTTCGCCTGATTGATCGCCGTCGCCGGGATGCCCGCTTCGTCCACCAGTGCGGCGATCAGGATGTCGAGCGGGTGGCCGTTCAGCGTGCGCAGATGATCGGAGTCGGTCGGAAAGCCGTCATCGGCAACGCCAAAGATCACCTGAGTCAGCGTCTGTTGATTGTCGATGCAATTGAACTGATAGGAAAGATTCTCGTTGGCCGACGCCACTGAGTCGATCACGCCGGTGAACAGCAACGCAAAATCGACCTGCGCCATGCCGACTAATCCGGTCATGACCGTGACGCTCTTGCCCTCGAAGGTGAAACTCGGAAAGTCCGCCGTGATCAGATTCTGGAAGTCCTGGACGGTGAAACTCCAGTTCTGGATGTCCGAGCCGCCGTCCATCTCGCTAATCGTGATCTGCAGATCGTCGTAGGCCTCGAGCCAGTCGTATTGCCCGCCCACTCCCGTGGCGTAGTTGGTGAAGACGCGCGAATAGCCTGCGATCGTGATGAGGAAGATCGGGGCCTTGAGTAGCGCGACATTGGCCGAACTGAAATTCGCGGGAACGCTGATCATGAGTTAAAATTGCCGACTTATGACGATCGAGAAACTGCGCCAACTATATGAAGCATGGGAAGACGACAAGAGTAATTACGATCCCGTTGAATCGAGCGATAACTACTTCTGGGCCGGCGCGAGTTCATTTCGCGATTTTCTGGAAAAGAATGTCGCCGAGGACTTCTCCATGAATGTCGAGGAAAGTTGGTTGCTAAGTCGCTTTCTGCAAGAGCGCATGACCGACAAAGAATCAATCGAAGAGATTGGATTGCTGGCGACGCGGTTATATCATTTCTGTCGCGAAAATCCCCTTCTCTAACTGTGCGTCAAACCGCCGGGAACTTTTCTCAACACCAGTTCAAAACTCGACATCTGGCGCGCACCCATAGTCGGATTCCAGGCTGGCGTCGAGATATTCGCCGTCGTGTAGTTTCGCGGACTGCCGCCGCCGTCCTCGATAACGTACTCGTCATAAGCAGTCCCGCCAGCATCCGGGTAGTAGAGAAACGACCCTCCAGGTTGCGCGTACTGCATAAACGTCTGCCATGCTGCCATGTCGGCCCAGGGCACGGTCGCATCGAAAATCAGGCGGAAGAACTGATCCGTTCTGAGATACATGACCTGCCGCTTGCCGCTCAGCGTGATCGAAATCGAGCCGACTGCTTCCTGATCCATTACGCCATAAGGCCCGGGCTTGTTGATGGGCGGATAGGTGAATTGGAGCGTACTTGTGGGCGAAGCGGCTGGCCAGGTCACTTTCGGATACTGAAAAGCCATAGGCTAGACGGATCTCCGCGTCACGCGTTTTGAGTTCGAGGAGAGCAGACGCGCCTGCCCCTTGTTGACCTGTCGCGTGATCTTGCGCACGGTGAGCGGGATATCGCTCTGCAAGTGAATCTGGAGTGGGCCGCCGTTTCCGGCACCCATCTGCATCTTGCCCGCGATGGCTGCCGCGAGGCTCGACAATGCCGCAGTGTCATGCAGGGGGATGATGGCTTTGCCGCCGGGCGCATCGCCCACCATGGCCAGCGTGGGGGACATGACGAGGCCTCCGTCGGCCAGTTTTGGGACGTTGATGCCGCCCGAGGGAGCGCCGCCAGCCGTCGTGCCGGCGTCCGACGCGATCGTCGCACCACTGGAGCTGGTCGTCGAACTCTTGCTGCTGCCGCTGCCTAGTCCGCCCATGACGCCAGCCAAAGCCTCGAGGCCAGCGGCCGCCGCATACATGCCAGCCGCGCCACCCGGGTCAAAAGTTGGACCGGGCGTGGAATCGGCAATCGCCTGAGCGAGATAATATTTCGCCCATTGCTGAGCGATAGAGGCGATGGTTTTGAACATTGCCTTTTCGATTGCCTCACCGGCAGATTCCGATCCGGTGATCATGGCGCTAAACGCGTCCTGAATGCCTTGTGCCATACCGTCGACGGCCGTTTTGAACGAGTCGGCCATTTGCTTGGCGGACCCAGCATCCAGGTCGGCGCCCTGTTGAAACTCCGAGGAGAACATCTCCCATGCCTGCCGCAACCGACTGACCTGTTGTGCCTCCCGAACTAGGGCATTCGTGGCGTTTTGGATTTCTTTCTGTTGTGCCTTGAGTGCATTGGTATCCTGGCCTCGCGCGTTCGCAAGCGCGATCTCATCCTGAATCGCGAGAAGCATGGCTTGGTGCTTCTGCAGATCGAGCGCAAGCTGCTCTTTGCCGGCGGCAGTAGCAATCGCGATAGCCTGCCCGACGGCCCCCTTTTCGTTGGCAAGGCGCTCTTTTTCGAATTGCGCCGAAACCTTGGTGATCTCGGTCTCCGTCGTTTTGACTGCGTTCTCGGCGGTGGCGAGATTCTTTTTCAGTTCCGCAACCTGAGTGTCGCTGAACATCGGATTACCCTGAGCCGCAGTCTCCCGTTTCTGGGCTGCTTCTACAAGGGCCTGCTGTTTCGACAGTTGATCCTTGAGAATCGCGAGTGACTTCTGTTCTTCCTCGTTATAAAGAACGATCAATCGCTGATTTTTCTGCTGTTCGCTGATGATTCCCATCGAGGCGAGTTGCTTCACAGCGTCTTCGCGCGCATGGTAGTTCTCTTGAATCTGCCCAAGTTCCAGTTTTGCATCCTCTGCGGCCTGTTTCAATTGCTGGGCTTGACTCTCGGAAACAATCTTAAGTTCGGCGTCCGCCATGGACTGCACAAGTTTGATGCGTTCGTCGACCAGCGATTTGTAAAAGCCGGTCTCTTGCAACCCCTTTGCCTCTTCTTCCTTGATCGCGGCGTCGATGACGGCGAGACGCGCCTGAGAGCCAGCTTTTGTGGCGTCGATTTTCTCGCGTTCATCCTGTTGCAGGTTGGCGATAAGTTCGTTGCGGCGTTGCTCGCGGAGTTTGTCGTCTTCAGATTGTTCTTTTTGCTGTTCGCTGGCGTTGGCCTTTAATATCTTTTCGCTGTCTTGCAGTGCGCGATTATACTCGGCGATACCTTTCACTTGTTTATTGTCGCCAGCAATCGCGTCGAGCTTTACTTGCACATTCTGTTGTGCCTCTAAGGCGAGAACGAGATCCTTTTGAGCCTCAATCTGCTTTTCCGTGTAGGTGACAGCACGATTCATGAGCGGCGCCATCGCCGTGCCGCCGGTGATGACAGTATCCTGTAATTTATCCGCAGCGGCATTGGCATCGGTCATGGCCTTCTGCATATCCTTGGCGCTTTTGAGCGTTCCGGCAAGCAATGCTGACGCTTCATCCTTCTTGCCCGCCGTGAGCAGCAGGTCGTACTGGGCTTGAAAATCCGTCAGTGCATTCTTGGCGCCTTCTGAACCAGCCCGAAGCCCTAGCCAATCGCTCTTCAACTTGGCAAACATCAGATCAGCGGCTTGCGCGATTTTCTGAAATTCACCTTGCAGTTCCTGCATTTGTTGATGATCAATGAGTTCGAGTTCTTTGCGGAGCGCCTCCAGGTGATTGCCGCGCAACTCGTCGATCTGAATTTGAGCCCGGAGAAATTTGTCCTCCAATCCAGTTGCGACATTGTTAAGCGTCGTATTGAACGCATCCTGCGCAAGCTGAAGTTGATGGGATTCGTCTTGCCACTCTTTGAACTTTTCAATGCCCTTGACCAGTGCGTCGATCAAGAATAAGACGGCCGTCGCCGCGAATGCGCCCTGTAGCACTGACTGAATGCCGGGCATAGAGGCGACAAAACTCGCCACATGACGCGGGAGATGGATACCGGTAGCTTCGCCGAGCAGCATGACCTCGCCGCGCGCTTCCCGGAAGTTGGCGCTCATCCTCCCAGTCGCATCGCCGGCCTCGTCGCTCGCCGGGGCGACATTGCGCAACGAAAAGGCCATATTCTGTAGGGCCTGATCGGATTGCTGAACCGGTGGCGGAATCAACTTGATTGCATCGGCGAGCGTGCTCCCAGCTTGCCCGGTATTGACCATCGTCTGCGCGAGGTTGTTTGCGGACACTACCGCCGGATCAAGCGCCGCCTGTGTTTTGCTCGCAATGCCGGCGAGCGCGGCGTCGAGGTTATTCGTGTCGCCGTAGAAGGTGAGAATTGCGTCGCCGATGTCTAGTTTCGCCATGAATTATTCGCCGTCTTTGCCGGTGGGGGAGAAGCCTGCCAGATTGGAAGTCACCACTTCCGGGATTCTGGGCGCGTTCTGTTCAAAGGCGGGCCAGAGATAGGGCTCGGCGCTCATCTTGGCCGTGCCCAATTCGACCCATCCGCCATACCCGGCGCTGGTCGTCATGCGGGCGCGGACGCCGTGTGCGCTTTGCCGCACCGTCGCATTGATGCTGTCGCGCAAGCGCCCCGGCTCGCGGGCTTTCGTCGCCTTCGGCAACACCGGGCAAAGTCCGCGGGCCGTCTCGACCGCATCGAACCCGACGACTTCCTCAATCGCCTCAAAGACGGCTTGTCGGATGAAGTCGCCAGCCTCTTCGGTGTGCAGGTTGAGGTTGACGAACTCGTTGAGTTCGGGTGCGTCTAGTTTTGCCATTTCTCAAATTCGTGCGGGAGGAGTTGCGTCTTTCGCATGAATGAGAGCAACTCCGTGTCACTCACGCGCTTATTAGCCGTTCCCGATTCTTCAGGCGTACTTTTCAGCGCCCGGGCGCTTTCGAGTATGCGCTTGTTACGCGCCTGCCAGAAAGCCTCGAACTGTTCATCGGTCCAGTTGTCGAGCAGATACTCTGGGGATAGGTGCCACTCGGCAAGTACAAACTCTAATTTACCGATGAGCGTGAGCGGGATTGTTGCGCCCGCTGCATCTCCAACACCGCCCCCAGGGAGGCTAAAAAAGGCTGAAAGGCCGCCTTGTAGATTTCCGCGAACGCGCGCGTGAAATCTTCGTCATAGGCCTCATCGAGGATCTGTTCGCGTTGTCCTGTGAGGCAGGGCGCATAAGAGAAAACAAGTTCGGGAATCTTGTCAGGGAAGTTGAGTAACGCCGCGGTCAACGCATTCCCCACGCTTTTCGCCATTTCGTCTTTGCCTGCCATGCCGTCCACGATCATCGAGGCTGCAACTTCCTGCGTGCGCTCAAAATATTCCTTGCGCCAGATGGCGGCAGCTTTCATCCGCAATACCGGAATGGTATATTCCTTGTCGCCGAATCGAACGACAATCTGCTTGAGCAGAATGTCGGACTCACTGCGGGGCGCTTCTACGCTTTTCATTCGCTTAACTCCTGTGTTATTGCCGATAGGGGCAGTTTCGGATATCTTGCCACGCATGAAAAACGGCGCGGTGTTGCTGTTGACTTGCCTGTTGTGCCTTCCTGCATTCGGGCGAAAGAAGGAAAAATTAGCCTTCACTCATACCGGCGAGGTCATCGCCCATGCCGCCGTCAAAGTGTTCGCACTTTCTCATCGAGACGATCTCTTTTATGCAGGGGACTACGTGTGCCTGCCCGGGGATGAGCATCATGCCCCCGATTGCCGCACCTATCTCGATTGGTCGGTGATCGACAAGTTCGCGTATACGGAAATCCGCCTAGATGATAAAAGCGCGATCATTGTTTGTTTTTGCCAGGAAGAAGCGCAACACGAACCATGGAGACATGACGCGACGACCACGACAATTCGCGCCCTCGACCCGGACAACGATCTAACGCTGTTGGCGCTGAGATGGGAAGGCGAGCCAGACGGGCAGCCCGTCAGGTTTCATTACGCCATCGACAGCGCCGGGCGCATCCGGATCAAAAATCATGAACCGCGACAAACGGACCTGCTCGCCCCATAGAACTTCGGCGGTCATGGCCCGAATCCTATCACCGACGCTTTGCGACGCCTAGGCCGAAGCGATCGAGCGATCAGCCTTGGCAACGATTTCGAACTGATCTCCGCTGGTGCCGGTGGTGATCGAGATGGCAGTCACGTCCACATACACCTGGGAAGTGTCGGAGAGCGCCGTCTCGGTACCGATGGTGTGGGTCGCAAGAGTCGCCGTCAATGTCGCCACGGTGCCGTCGATCTTGACGGCGGTCACACTTACGACCGCCGAAGTGGTGAGCGCCGTCAGGTTTTTAACCTTAAACTGCGCCCCGGCGTATTTCGTTTTGTCGATTGCGGCTTGATGCGCGAAGGTTCCCGCGGTTGCGCCAGTCTCGGTAAATGTCGCGATCACTTGGTCGTTGGGGACGTAGCAATTACCAGCCGATAGCGTCTTTAGGTATGTCTTAAAGAAGCCATTGGCTCGCAGCGTCGGTGCGCTGGTGTTCTGTTTCGTCAGATAATCATCGATGCCCTTATACGAAAAGCCCTTGAAATGAGTGTTGAGCGCCGCGATCATGCTGTTCATTTCGGGAATCGTGAGCAGGAAGCCGTCGGCGGGCGACGGATTGTTTTCGTCGAGAGAGCGTGCGGCTGGCAACAGATCGGCGACGATATCTTCGTCGTCGGTAGCGAGCACATAGGCTGCAATCGAATTGCTTCCGGAAAGCACGTCGGCGTTGGCCTGCGTCATGCCAGCGTTGAAACCAGCGTTGAAAGTGGGATCGCCAACGGATTCGACGGCCCATCGGGCCATCTTGTCGAGGATGTGCTGCAACTGCGTGTTGCTCATAATTGGCATCGGAGGTCTCCTGAAATTGATTTTGAACTTGAGGTTGATCGAACTTGGGAAGTCAGAGCCGGTCTTACAGGACGAACGGGATGCTGGCGAATGTCTTGGTCGTGGCCAGATCGGCAAGAGTCGGCTGGCTTGGATCGGACAGCGCTTCGAACTGCACCTGGTATTCGACCATGTCTTTGCGCTGGTACTTCGCCTTGACTGCGCCGATCGAGACAATGCGTGTGATCAAAGCCTCGCGCGTCGCATTATTGGTATCGGGCCCGAGCCATCCCAGGATGAATTCTGGGGCAGTCGTGACCGAGCCAATCGTCAGCGTGTCGGTTCCGTTGAAGGTGGCACCGGGGATGGCATAGGTGAGATTCTGCATCGTGGTCTCTGCCAGTTTGGCGGTCACCAGAAGTTTGTGAGCGGTGAGAATCTTCTTCGCCGGACCCATGAGTTCATCGACCATGATGTCTTTCCAGGTCGGGGTGTAGTCGAATTCGATTCCGTCCGCGGTGAAGCCGATCTCGGTGAACGCCGCAAAATCCGTCTTGGCGCCCGTGAGAGTCGGCAAAGTCGTGCCGGCTGCGGCGATAAACAGATCGCTGGGGCCGACGGTGATATTTGCAATAACGCCCATCGTGATTTCCTCCTGTGAAAATTGAACTGCTGAAACAAAAATTTGTTAGGACGCGGCTCGCGCGATGATCTGATAAAACGCATAGTTGCAGACCCATGCGGTCTCGGGGTCCGTCATCTCCTGCGGTTCCATCGTTTCAATGGCGCTGAGCATCACGCCCTCGTCCAGCACGACGTTGTAAGCGCCATGCAGCGTGTCGTGAATGGAGCCGTACAGGTCCGAAGCCAACTGATACTGTTCCTGATCGGCCCAGGTGCGAACCATGACACGTCCTTGGATCAGCGCCGGAATTTCCGAATAGGGCGAGACGCCGCCGCTGCGCACAAGTTGAATGCCCGGGCCCTGAATCGGACTGAATCCTTCCGGCAGATCGGATGCGGCGTAGATAGCGCTATTCGGATTGCTGTTGACCGTGCCAACGGCCGGTTGCAACGCCGCCATGACGCCTTCCTGCACCAGCAGGAATTCTCGGACTAGGACTGCGATGTCAACCATTACGGAATAATGACCTGACAGGCGACTTCGAGGTGATGGTGTTGCAGGCCTGGATTGTCGATGTCGGTGATGTCGTAGAGTTCGCCGGGAATTGGTTGATTGTTGACGTTTAGCGCGGCCGACGAGGGGATCAGGAGAAAGTGATCGTGCGTGAGCGGTTGCGTGTTGTAGGTCGTGGCACCCACGACGGTGAAGGGGAAGAAACTCCCATCCGGCGACGCATCGGCGAACCACGGCCGCATATAGACTTCGCGATAGGCCATGGCCAACTTGGATTTCGCCCGCTGTTCCGTTCCCTTGGGAGTTACTTTCCCCATGGCCACTCGGCAGGCAATGCCCGTGGCGATGGTGCTGAACGTCGGCGGCGCGATGCCGCGTTTATCGCCGGCCGCGGCGTCGCGTTGCAGAACATCCAGCGTCGAGATCAGGAAGGCGTCGAAGTCGTCGATGCCGTCGGCGCGCTGAAACGCCACAATATTCAACTGCTGCTGGTGAAAGTCCGGGTCATAGACGCGGTCGAAATCGAACACCATCGGCCCATTGTCCGGATGGTTGTAGATCGCATACATCCGGCTTTTCACTCCAGCCAAATAGCGGATGATGATCGACATCGTCACCAGCGCGATTTGCGGGCCGGGCAGGCGCGGCCATGACGTCGCTTGTCCCAGCGCCGGAGCGGCCGTCGATTGCGTCGTGCTCGCGACTGGAAGCAACTGCGCGGCAATCCCCGAAGCGAACAAAACCGGCAAGGAGTTGGGCGGCCGGTCCCAGATGTCGATGGTCTTGTCCATCGAGCCCGGATCGACATATTTGATCGTCGCCATTTTTTCAGGGTGCGCGAAAGCCGAAGTACACAATCAATGCCATAATCACAACAATCCCAAGCACCATTAACGGCTCGTACCACGGCGCGCCACCAAACTTTCTGTCTGCCGGTGATTCTGGCGGCGATGTCATCTTGTTCACTGTCCCGACTCCTGCAGAAGCGCCCAATCCCAGCAGCGATAGGCTTCCATGATCTGCGCGATGTGCAACGGCAGACTGGAGAACTTTCCGCCCGCTCCCGGCTGCGCGATGATCGGATCGCGATTCTGATACCACAACACGAGCAATTGTTTGACGGCTAGAACGATGGGCTCGGGGATCGTGCGATCAATGGTGTAACTCGTCACTTCATCGACGGAATCCGGCACGTCAGACACTTGTTCCGTCTCGGGTTCGGGCACGGCCTCAATGTCGGCTTCTCCCGGTGGCTCCTCGGCGGATTCGATCTCGTAACCGGCCGTGAAGTTGATTTGCACGGCATTGGCGGCTCCATGAAGCGTGCCCGGCCAGGGCTGCCCAGCCAGCGGATAAAGTAAGCCGGGTTCGCTCGCGACATCCACCTGGAAGTCCTTGCCCGAGGTGAGTGTTTGAGGCGTGCCATTCAGATCGATGTAGATAATCGAAGCGCACTCGATCAGCGGCGGATACCATATCTTGATGCCTTGATGTTGCCGGTGATGCCCGCGATTGTAGATGTGAGCGGCGGCTCCGCTACCCGATCCGTACCCGCCGTAGTGGCCGCGCGGAAACGAGTCCATGTACTGGATGTATGGCTTTTTCGCCAGCGATCGCCACAGATGTTTTTCGAGCATCTGCCGCGCCCCGACGACGAGCGCGTCCAGCAATTCATCGATCAGCGGATCGCCCGTGCTGCCAGCCGCGGCTCCTGCCACGGGAGTGATATTCAGAAACTTGATGGCGGCAGTACGCGAAACGATTTCCGTCTCGGGCGGTCCTGCGGGCACCACGGAAACGTGAATGGTATTGGGCATTGCGGTCTTGAATCCTTAAAAAAGGAGCGAAGCTACCGGGCTGATATTTGAGCGCGGACCCAACTCCGCTCCTTCCACGGCCCGGTGGCAGTAATGCGTGGGGAGTTGGGCCGTGAAAGTCTGAGCGTTATCTCTTTTTTGTCTTTGAACCGATCTTGCTCGCCGCGACTTCGACGTGTCGGGGCGAGACCGATGCAACGTTGCTTTCGCCCATGGGTGCGGCGTTTTCGACGGTGGCGGCATCAACGCGCGACGCTTCCGCCTTGGGCAGTCTCATCTGATCGCCGACGTCTTCCGCCTGATGCAGCAGCACCAGATTGCGCGCGACAGCATAGGGAAAATCGACAATCGTGCCCGTCTTTGGGCCGATCTTCATTAGAACCTGCACGGTTAGTCCTTCCTGTTCCACTCTGCTTTGAATGCCGCGAGTGCGCGTTCCATGCGTTCGATGAGTTGCGTAACGGATTTGTCCAACTCGTCCGCGTTCGCGGTGAAGTTCAGAACGCAATCGCCGATTGTTGTGACCTTGGGTTTATCTTCTGGCATGAATGTTCTCCAGATTCTCGGACAAAAGTGCGGCGGTCCGCCTCGAGCCCTCACCCGAGACAGACCGCCGATTTTCCCTTTACGGGAAAGGCGTCTAGGTGCAGACGGTCGGGCTCTGCGTCTCCGCATAGCGTGCGCCGCTGAGAATGGCGATCGCCGATGCAATGACGGAGTTCGACGTGTTGGTCAGATCCAAGCGCAGATACTGACCGGTCGCGCCGTTGTTGGTTCCGTCGAGTTCCGCGGCGTCGATTTCGATGACGTAGAAGATGCCATCAGTCGCGGCGGGCGTGTAACCGGCGGAGGTGACTGCCGTTCGCGCACTCAGCACATCGTTTGAAACTCCAGCGGTCTCTTGCGTGTAGATGGCAAAAGGAATCGCGGTGGGGTTTGCGCCGGTGTGATCGGTGCACTGCTGGACAAGAATTTTGGTGAAGGCTGCCGCCGACACGCCAATCTGAACGATGAATGTGACGTGTTGGTAGTTCGCCATGTTGACGGCCTGCGATGCCTGCCCGCCCGTGATATCGACCGGGGCGAGCACGTTCACCACATGGGCCTGCTCTGCGATAACAAAACCTTTCATGGAATTGATCTCCTGTTTTCGAAATTTAGGTGAAGCGAAGCGGCGCACCCGTTTTCAGGTGCGCCGCGCAAAATCACGCGCAGTTTCCAACTAGGAGCGCGTGGCGAGCGAAATGAAGGGACTTTGTGTATTAGTCCCGTTTTTCGGGGTCAACGGCTTCTTCCAGGTCGGCTGTCCATCCACGCGATAGACGAACCGGAACGTGGTTTCATCGTTGAGGAATCGGACGTGGATCGAGGAAGCCGCTTCCGGAGCGCCCTTGTCGCTCATCACGTACTGGCTCATGTCGGCCAGGATGATGTCGCCCGGGGTGCCGAGCGTCGAGCAATGTTCCGCGGGGATGACGGGCAATCCCATCATGCGGCCGTAGAGAGGATCGTTGTTCATCTGCGATCCCGGCGGGAAGTAGAGCAACTGAACCGCGGTTCCCGAGCCCAGGGTCAGGGGATAGAGCTTCGGCTCCACGTCCTGATTGATGAGCCAGACCGCATTCACACGGCTGGTAGCGAACAGTCGCGTGTACATATTCAGCACGTCATTGGTTGAGACCGTTGGGCCGCTGTCGCCCGAATCCTTGGCCACGGTGATGACGGCGCCAGAGTTCAGGAATCCGAGAGGCTGACCAGAGCCGCTGCCGCTGACGATTGCATCCTCCACCTTGAACGTGAATTCCTTGGGGAAGGCGTCCATGATCACGGCCTGAAGTGCGGCCGCGTCCTGCAACAGTTCGTCGGTCGCATAGCAGAGGCCTGTCAGTTTGTTCAGCGCGAGTTCGATCTGGCGGAACTTCGGCTTGGCACCGGTGAAGGCGTCCGCTTCGTTCGCCCAGAAGGCCTGCACGCCGCCCCAACGGGATCCATCCACTCGGCTGTCTTCGTCGATTGCGTTGATCTTCAACCGATTCGACTGCGACGAGATGGGATACCGCGTCACGCGCGATGCGATCTGCCCGGTGGCGTAGGTCCGCTGCAGGAGCTGATCAGAAAAGTCGGTCTGCACCAGAAAGCCGCCGTCGGACGGAACGGTTTCCGAAGTGCCGGACGGGCCAGCCATGAAACTTGCGAGCCGCGGATCAACGCGACCAGAAAGCGAGGCATGGCGCACGGCAATCAACTGTTCGCCGAGACTCTTGAACGGCCTTTTCGGCGCGGCTGCTGCGGCGGCGGTGGAATCGACATCTTCGACCGGCACGCCGGACAACTCGCGCTCCGCATCCATGACCTGCTCAATGCGATCAATCTGCGCCTGAACGTCCTGCGTCTTCTGTTTGTTGGCCGTAAATGTGGCCTTTTCGGTTTCGGTCATGTCGCGGTTTTCGTCGCGGCATTTGACCAGAATTGCGTGATTTTGGCTGAGCAGGTCCTTTTTTTCCTGCCGGAGCCCATGGATATTCTTCACTTTGATTTCTCCTGAATTTTTTGTCTGGAACTTGACGCAACAAAAAACACCGCCGCGCCGCAGAATCATCGGATTCCGCGGCGGCAGGCGGCTGATTACTCGCCATCTGCCATCGGGCAGACGGCAAAACTTGTTTATGGGGTTAGGCGCTTTCGGCGATCAGCGACTCCGTGAGCAGTTCGTCGCTGGCGTGACAGAGCGCGACTCTCTTCTCATCGACACACTTCTTGCACTCGTCGTCGTGGATGAAGTTGAACTCACCGGGCCCGACCGGAACGCAACGATAGTCGTGCCCAGGGAACCATCGCTGTTCGATGTTATTTGCGGTCTGCGATAAGACGCTTTCCACGCCCTGAGGAGTCAGCATCTTGCCAGGCGGAGCGCGAAATAATTGCTTCTTGGGATGTTCGTTCCCAGGTGGAAATATCTTCACCAAAATGCGCTTGAAGCAAGGGCCTCCCACGACTCGACCAACTACCCTCATAGCGCCTCCATTTCCATCTCGCGTTCAAGCAATGCGATCGCCGCGTCGAACTTGGGGGCCGTCTGTTCGCTGTGGAAGTCGGGCGGCGTCTTGTCGAAGAGTTTGTACTCCGCCGCGAGGTGATCGTAGACGGCCTTTCGATCCGCCTCCGGAATGCTGGTGCCGCCGCGCGAGCCGAGAAGCGATGCCATCGCCGCAGCAACGCCGCCCCACACGACAACAAATTTCCCGTCTTCGATGTCGTGATGCGGCAGTTTGTAAGAGCCGAAGGCATCCGGATTCGAGGAGTCGTACCAAGCAAAGCCGCGGCGATATTTCGCCCAGTCCATCTTGTCCTTGTCGCCGGAACCGTCTGAGGATGCCCACTTCGCGAGACGGTTTTCCGCCGCTGGCCCATCCCATGAATCGGAGTCGTCTTTGCCGTCGGAGTCGCCGTGAGGGACGGCGGCAGCTTTCAAATCGGCGGTCACTTCGCGCCAGCCTTTGCAATTCGTGCCCTTGGTGTGTGCGTTCTGAATCAACGCCTTGTGATCGGGGGTCGCGTCGCCAAAATGATGCGGGGTGTCGCAGTTACCAAACGGCCCTGCAACGATTTCGAGATCAGTCTCAGCCTTTGCAGCAGAACCGGGCATCGGCGTCCTCGCGCCCAATCTTGCGAGTGTCTGATCGAGCGTCGCCACCCTGTCCGCCATGCCCATCTTGACGGCCTTGTTGGCGGGGATCATGCGCCCCTGGCCGAATCCGTTCTGAACGCTTTGCTGATCGCTCTGCCGGCCACGCGCCACGGCTCGCGTGAACATGTCGTAGTAACTGTTGACCGAATCCTGCAATGCGCCGCGCGCTTCATCGCTCAGCGGCTCGAATGGATTTCCTTCCGTCTTATACTTCCCGGCGCTTACGAGCGAGACTTTGACGCCAGCTTTGTCGAGCGCCTGACTCATGTCCTCGTGCGCGCCGAAAACGCCGATCGATCCCACTTCGCCCGAAGGTGTCACCACAAATTCTTTCGCCTGTGAGCCCAGCCAGTAGGCGGCAGATGCGGCCTGTGTGTTGGCGACGGCGGTTACGGGCTTCGACTGATTCGCTTTGTAGATTTCATCTGCCAGTTCGGGGACGCCGTCGACCGTTCCGCCAGGCGAGTCGATATCGAGCACGATGGCCTTGACCGAAGGATCGGCGACGGCTGCGCGCAGCCATTGCGTAAACTTCTCGGTCGATGTGCCTCCGGACATATCCGACATGAGTCCCGTGCGATGGGAAATCGTGCCCGAGATGGGCAGGACGGCGATGCTTCCGGCCTTGGATCGCGAAGAACTGCCGGGCGCGGCTGCCTGACATGCCGCACATTCGCGTTTCGCCGCTTCGACGGCTTCCGGCAAAAGAATGCTGCTGCAAGTATGCGGCGCGTCTTGCATCGCAATATAAATCGGTTCTTTTGCTGGCTGTTTGACCAGCGCAATCTCCTCAGCCGATACCTCGCCACCGTCAGCCTTGAAGCGCAGAAACGAGACAATGGTCATCAACTTGTCCGCTCGCATTGCCCAGGGAGTGGACATGACTGCCGACATGATGCGGGAATATTTCATAACGAAAAATCTCCTAGACTGCGGCAAGAATCGCCGCAAAGACTTCGAGTTCTACGTCGATTTGTTCCGCTTGCGCACTGCCCCAGCCGACTTCCTGCAGCGTCGAGCCTGATCCGGAGACGGGCGGAATCTGCCGTGCGCTTGCCCTCGTGTGCTGCCGTTGGGCCGTGATGCCTTCGGCGATGAATTGTAAGAATGCCCGTCCATCGCTGCGCTGTTTCGCTTGCCGACTGCACCCGTCGCCTTCAATTGAGGGAATGAGGAATGATTCCTCGTCTCCCTCGACGAGTTTCTTGATGCTGGAGCCAAGATAGGTGACCTTGTGGGTGAGTGCGCTGTACCAGAGGCAGTTTCCAGCGTTTGTCTGCTCATCTTGTGTGGTTGCACCCGAGCCGGAAATGGGATGCGGCCCGCTGCGCGTACCCCATAACTTTGAGCGGAGAATTAAAAGCATGGCGCGTTACAGGGGTAGAGGGAAGGTTCCAGTGAAATCGATGCGAACATAACCCACCCAAATATTGAACCCCGCAGATTCGGCTTCGGCGCCAGACGTGCCAGCGAACCCGAAAAACGCCAGAGGGTGCGACCCTGATAGCGTGGTGTTGGTTAGCGTGCTACCCACCTGCGCTCCGGTCGTGTCGTATACAGATAACTGGCACCCTCCGGACGCTGTCGCATAAGTCATCTGAATTTGATACACGGTGTTTGTGGCGATGTTGATTCTGCCGGCAGAGGCGCCGCCGCCACTTGACTCCAAATCCAGTTGCAACGCAGACCCCGTGGGAAATATCTGCGGATCGCAGAAATCGGCAAAATCTTCACTCTCCATCGAGCCCAGAGAGTAGCGATTGCCGTTCGAGTCCGTCTGAGGGATGCTGGTTTCAAAACAATAAGCCATCGTCACCTTGGCGTAAGTACCAATCCCTGTTGTTGAAAACGAAACACCGTCGGTTCCTGTTCCTGTTGCGAATTGATAAGCTAATGTGCTACTGGAATTAGTGAACGTTGCACCGTTGATAAAACTGCTACCCTGCTGGCAATTCAGCGTCTTAGTAGCAAACGTCATGTCACTGTTCGCATTGTTCACCGTCCATGCGCCAGATGCGACAAACGCCCCCGAGTTGCCGACAGTCGTTGTTGTTGGCGTCGCACCGTTCGTTCCACCGGAAGCATTGTTGTATACCGTCAACGGCAAAACGCCCGGTGAGGCTCCCGCAGGAAGAAGTGCTGTCTGTTCGTCGCGCCATGTGTCGGACGCCATCGTGTATGGCGTATTGGTTGCCGTTCCTGTCGTTTGAATCCAATACTCCGGCCACTCGCAGTTAGCGGCGAGACCCGTAAGTAAGCTGTAATTTGTGCCTGGCGTCGGCGTAGTGCAGTTACCGTTTGTTAAAAAGCCCAGAATTAGTTCCCCGTTTGTCGTTGGCGACTGCGTCGAACCGGACGTCGGGTTAGTGGCCACTGTGGTCTGGTCTTTGACTTGAGTGATGCTACCGCCGTCAAGAGAGAAGGCGGTTAGAACGTTCTTGAATGGTTGGCAGGCTAACGACAAAAATCCATCGTGATTCGCTGCGCTCAATGCAGGAGTGTAGCTTCCGGCGGCGACGTTGGGCAGATAGGCGATTCCCTGTCTCCCGATATCCAGCGTCGTACCATTCGTCAGAGAGCTCATCGGCATTAAATACGTGCCGTTCGTGCTATCGCTTATTCCCCCGAAAGACGCGCTCGAGCCATCGACCCCCCACTCGCAGACGATAGTGTCGCCCGTTGTATTGACGACTAAACTTCCGCAAGAAAATGGTGACGTTCCCGTTCCCGCGTTATTTGCCGAGGCACAATCGGTTCCGTCGTGAACGATCGTGCCGCCACCTACCGTAACCGCGGGACCGACGCGCATCCACGAACCTTGGCCATGCGCCAAGCCGGCCAAGAGCCAAACAGCGAGCAGGATATTCTTCATCACTGTTGCACGTAACTGATTGCGTAATTGGCGACCGGCGACGTGCCCGTCTGGATGTAGCACAACTCTTGCCCCGCGGTCGTCACAAACTGCGCCCCCCAGGTGAAGGTCGCGTTTGCAGTCGTCGTAAATGCGCCGATGATCGTAGCGGTGCCCGCCGCGCACGCCGTACCCGTTCCATAGCGAAGGGCAAACGTGGGCGTCGTGCCGCTGATCCCCTGAATCGTGATGCCGCACACGTAAATGTGCGTGCTGCCGGAAAGCGCAATCAACTGCGTCGAGGATGTGCCGGACGTCTGACCGGCTACCATCGCAAGCGTGGCGCTCGGGTTCTGACAGGGGTTGCCGCCGTTCGGAGAATTCGCGACGACAAGCGCCGGATCGGTCGCGACTGGCGCAGTCGAGGCGGCCTTGGCGGCGGGAGTGTTCGTCCCGTCGGTGAGTTCAACGGTTCCCTTGAGATTGGCGAACGTCGACTGCGTAACGGCAGACGACCCAGAATCAACAATGACGTGCCCAATAACATTTGTGCTCGCGCCGAGAGTTTCAATGCCAGCCAACAGTCCGACATCGGGGAGAGTCTGTGAGGCATGTTGAATGGTGACAGTACCGCTGCCCGTGATAACGGTCGAGAGTCGAACCCGAAAATAGGGCGCGTTCACCGGAAAAACAAAGGAGATATTGGTCGAGACGACCAGCGTATAGGTCGGTCCAATGATCGTCGTATTGTCTTTCTCCACTCCCTGCACGCTCGTCCAGTTCGAATTGTCGATCGACGATTCAAAGGTGACAACGCCACCAGTAAGCGTCGTGCCTTGGATCAGGGTGACCTGGATGGCGTTGTACTGCGAGGAGTTTGAAATCAGCGTAACGGCAGTATTGACGCTGGTTCCCGAGGTCCACGCCGCATCCGACGTGCCGATGGCACCTGCCCCTTGGACGGCAACCGGCTGCTGCGCCCACAGCGATGCAACAGTCAGCAGGGCGAACAGAATCAGTTTTTGCATGGCTTAGGGTTTTTTCTTTCGGGGAAACTTCGCTTCAATGGCGTCGAAGTCATATTCGGAAGTGTCGATCGAGTGATCCTTCGCGTACTGCGACGCGACGGATTGAATGTCCTTCCAGATCGCGGCTTCCGCCGCCTTGTTCTCCTCGATCTTGGCCCGCATGGTCTGGATTTCGATTTCCAGTTGATTGGCCTTGTACTCCAGATCGCGGACACGCAATTTCGTGGCGTCGTCCATCGCATAGAAGGGCTGCCCGGTCGACACTCCCGTCACCGCAGGCGCGGGAGGCTTGACTGGCTGGCCCTTCTCGGATGTCTGCGCCGCCAGACCTGCCGAAGCGAGAAGCAACGCAAGAAGCAAGAGACGTTTCATTGAGTTATTTGTAGGCTAGTTCGACCGTCGCATCGCTGATGAGCACGGCAGTTGTGTCGGCGTCGGTGATGCCCTTGGTGAGCGCCCAAGCGATACCGGTACCAAAGGCGAGACCATCTTCCGAGGAGAGGCAGTAGGGAACCCCGGCTTGCGCTTCTATCACCTTGACGGGAGTATCGGTGCCGACGGTCGGCGCACTCGCCTTGTTATAGAGTTTGAGATAGACCGGATAAGCGGCGTTGTTGTTCACGCAAA